ATGACGCAGACGCTGATACAGTAACATTCAGTGGTGCAAATAACGTTGTAGTTAAGAACGTTGATGGTAGTAACATTGAAGTTTACTTAGCAAATGATGTAACAACTGCTACTGTAACAACTACAGGCTTAGCAAACGTAAACAGCTTAGACGTAGTAGGAAATGCTACTGTTGGCGGCACATTAGACGTAACAAGCACATCACAATTTGACGGTGCAGTCACAGTTGGTAACTCTACTGCAAATGCAGTTATTTCTGCATCAGGTGATATTAACACTGATGGTACTCTTGATGTTGCTGGCAACACTTCACTTCAAGGTGCAAACACAGACGTCGGTGGCCACTTAGATGTAACAGGCAGTGCAAGAGTTGGAGTAAACTTAACAGTTGCTGGTAACTTAACAGTTGAAGGTACAACAACTACTGTTGAATCAACTACGGTTACTATTGACGATCCTATGTTATCTCTTGGTGATAATAACACATCAGGTGACGTAGTAGACATAGGTTTCTACGGAACATACAATGACGGAGCTACTAAGCACTTTGCTATCGTAAGAGATGCAACAACAGATACAATTGTTGCTGTAAATGGCATTGGAACAGAGCCCGGTACAACCGTGACATACAATGCTGCTAACTCGTCTAGCACAGGAGACCTTGCAACGTTTGATGCTATCATAGATGGCGGAACATACAGTTAAATAATATAAGCCCCTTATATAAGGGGCTTTGAACTCTGCGTATATACGCATTGACGAGGAGCTAAATGGCATCTGTAATTAAGATCAAGCGCTCCAGTACTTCTGGAAACGCACCAAATACATCACAACTATCTGCGGGTGAGTTGGCTATCAACACAGCCGACGGTATCTTATACTCCGCAAATGCAACAGCTGTATTTGAAGTAGGTGCTAATCTCTCCAATTTAACTGTAAACTCACAATCCTTTCCTACCCAAGACGGTTCGTCTGGACAGGTCTTAAAAACAGATGGTGCAGGACAACTTTACTGGACAAACGAAGCCGGTGCAGCAGGGTTCTCCGCATTCACTCTTTACGAATTTGTATCAAGCAATAACCAGACTAATTATTCTGGAACAGACGACAACGGAAACAGTTTAGGATATAGAACTGGCGATAGCATACAGGTATTCTTAAACGGTATTTTATTAGAAGAGACAGAAGACTACACAGCAACAAATGGCGCTAACGTTGTTTTAACACAAGCAGCATCTAATAACGACTTGTTGCAAATAATGTCTTATGGGATTGGATCTTCAAACAACATAACAATTGCTGCTAATAACAACATAGGTATTGGCAATACAAATCCAGCCCATGTATTATCTGTTAATGGCAATGCATATTTCAGTGCTAACGTAACCGTCAATGACACATTGTTAGATGGAAGCGATAGAGCATTTAAAGTTTATTATGCAAACGGTGATGTAGCGTGGGGGTAATAAATGGCAAGTAAAGGTAGACATTTAGCAGACATTATAGCAGACACAGCAAGAGGTCAAAATATTGGGTCTGCTAATGCAAAAATTAAACAATCTAAAGATGCTCAAGGCGGTAAGAGACTTGGTGCTGATGCAAACGATGATTTGTTAGTTGCAAATACTACATCTGATAGAATTGGCATACAGACATCTAATCCACAGGCAACGCTTGATGTAGAAGGCGATGTTAGAATAGGTACTGACTTAGAAGACAACTCAGGGAGAGTGTTCAAAGTATATCAGGCAAACGGCAACATAGCCTGGGGAGAATAAATAGTATTATGAGTGTACCAACAACAAAAGATCAATTTAAAGAACACTGTCTTAGAAGATTGGGTAAACCTGTAATTGAAATTAACGTCGATGAAGATCAAGTTGATGATAGAGTAGATGAGGCATTATCATATTATCAAGATTATCATTTCGATGGTGTAGAGCAAACATATTACAAACACGTTGTTACCGATGATGATAAGACAAATGGGTATATCACTGTGCCAGATAATATTATTGGCGTAGTGGATCTTTTTGACATTGGTGACTCAACATCTACAAACAACCTGTTTAATATCAGGTATCAGATCGCTTTAAACGATCTCTACGACCTTTCTAGGTATGAACTGGTACCTTACTATATGAACTTCCAAAACATTCGTATGATCGAAGAAATACTGGTTGGAAAGCAGTTGTTTAGATATAGTAGAGTAGGCAACCAATTACATATTGATATGAATTGGAGTAGAATTAATACTGGCGATTACATTATAGCTAAGGCTTATAAGGTATGGGATCCAGCAACATATACAGATATCTGGAAAGATAGATGGTTATTAAGATATGCTTCTTGCTTGATAAAGATTCAATGGGGTAGCAACTTAACAAAGTTTGAGGGGCTGCAACTTCCTGGGGGAGTCCAATTTAATGGACAAAAGATATATGATGATGCGGTTGCAGAAAGACAACAACTAGAAGAAGAAATGGCAACAGCATATATGTATCCTCCAGAAGATATGGTGGGATAAAATGGCTACAAATGTATTCTTCAATAACTTTAACAATAGTGGCGAACAAGACTTAATAGAAGATTTAATTATTGAGTCTATTTCCATCTATGGTATTGATGCATACTATTTGCCAAAGACGTACTATGACTATGATAACCTTTATGGTGAAAGTGATCTAGGTTTATTCAAAGAATTTTACACCACGACTATGTACATTAATTCTGTAGAAGGATTTGGTGGTGAGGGTGATTTCTTATCTAAGTTTGGCGTTGAGCAAAGAGATACTATGACAATGTCAGTAGCTAGAAGAACTTTTGAAGATGAAGTAGGACGTTCTGATTTAGCAAACATTCCAAGACCTAGAGAAGGCGATTTAATTTGGTTCCCACTTAATCAAAAATTGTACTCATTAAGTTTTGTAGAACACGAACCTGTATTCTATCAAATGGGTCAGCTACAGTTTTATGAACTAAGATTAGAAATGTTTGAATACTCTGGTGAGAGATTCAGTACTGGTATACAAGAAATTGATCAGCTTGAGCAACAAAGATCAATGGATATATTCAGAGAGTCTCAGCTAATGATGGAAACTGGAGATTTACCAATCCACGATGAAAGAGGTGATAGAATTATATTAAGCGGGTTTACAGAATTAGATCAAGACGATATAACAGACAGTGAAAATTCATTTATAGAAACACAAGCTGATAATTTTATTGACTTTACAGATAGGGATCCATTCAGTGAAGGAGGATCGTTCTAATGTTTGGTCATGATTACTACCATGAAAGTATTAGAAAGTATATCATTTTATTTGGTACACTTTTCAATGACATTCATATAAAAAGAAAAAATAGTAGTGGCAATGTTATTCAAAAAATAAAGTGCCCGTTAACATATGCACCCAGAGAAAAAGTTACTGCAAGACTAGAACAAAACTTAAATCTAACAGAACAACAAAGTATATTGTTACCAAGACTGTCATTTGAAATGACTACTTTGCAATACGATCCAGCTAGAAAGTTAAATACTATTAATAAAAGAAGAAAAGATGCAACGGATCCAGCATTAAGAAAGAGCGTTTTTAATCCTGTTCCTTATGATATATCTTTTGACTTCAACATTTATGTTAGATATGCAGAAGATGCTACACAAATATTAGAACAGATACTTCCGTTCTTTACACCAGAATATACTGCAACAATTAACTTGATTCCAGAAATGGACATTAAAGCAGATATTCCTATTGTGTTGCAAGGAATGAGCTCACAAGATACATATGAAGGCGACTTTGAAACAAGAAGAGCGCTTATATGGAATTTAAATTTTATAATGAAAGGGTATTTGTATGGACCTATAAAAGAAACTAGTATTATTAACAATGCTAATATTAATTTTTATACATCATCCACAGCTAATCTAATAGCAACATCTACCAAATTAACTCCCGGATTGGATGAATTTAGAAATCCAACCACAAATGCTGCTGCAACGTTACCGCCTTCAGAAATCAAATCTGGTGATAACTTTGACTACATTTTTAATTATGAGGACTATTTCAATGGAGATATCGAATAACGATCCTATCAGTCAAGCACTAGACATTTCGCCACTAGAAAAAGAAGGTGAATTGTTGCCTGCAAAGACTGAAAAGGAAAAACCAAGTAACCCGGAACTAGAGAACGATTTCAAATATGCACGAGAAAATCTATACAATATTATAGAAAGAGGAACGGACGCATTAAATGGAATTGTTGATTTAGCTCAACAGAGTCAGCACCCAAGATCATTTGAGGTAGTTGCTGATTTAGTACGAACTTTATCTACAGCAAACAAAGACTTGCTGGATCTTCAAAAGAAGATGAAGGATATGCAACCAGAGGATAAAGGACCCAGTAAAGTAACAAACAATCTATTTGTAGGCAGTACAAAAGATTTAACGTCGCTATTAGAAGGTGGCGCAAGAAAAATAAAGAAAGATGGCTGATCATTATCTAGGCAATCCAAAACTTAAGAAAGCCAATATTGAAATTGACTTTACTGAAGAACAAATAAAAGAGATTGTTAAATGTAGCAAGGATGTCGTTTACTTTTGTGAAAAGTATATTAAGATTGTTAATATTGATGAAGGTCTTGTAGGCTACAATCCATACGAATATCAAAAAAATATTATGAGGACTGTTGATGCTAATAGATTCGTAATATGTAAAATGCCTAGACAGACTGGTAAGACGACTACAATGGTTGCTATCATGATGCACTACGCATTATTCAATCCAGATTTCAACATTGCTATTCTTGCTAACAAAGCAGCGACATCAAGAGAAATTTTATCAAGATTACAATTGGCATATGAAAACTTACCATGGTTTTTACAACAAGGTATCGTAGAATGGAACAAAGGTAATATTGAACTAGAGAATGGATCCAAGATATTTGCATCGTCAACGTCTGCATCATCTGTAAGGGGTATGTCTATTAACCTAGTATACTTGGATGAGTTTGCATTCGTACCTGCAACAGTACAAGATGAGTTCTTCTCGTCTGTGTATCCTACTATTTCATCTGGTAGAACATCAAGGGTGCTAATAACATCTACGCCAAATGGCATGAATATGTTTTACAAACTGTGGCATGATGCAGAAAAGGGAATGAATGATTATGCAACAGTTAGTGTTAACTGGTGGGACGTTCCTGGTAGAGATGAAGCGTGGAAAGAAGAAACAATACGTAATACATCGGAGAAACAATTCGCGGTTGAGTTCGAATGTGAATTCTTAGGTTCATCAAACACATTGATTGATCCTAACAAACTTAGAATGATGGTATATGAAGAACCAATCAAACACAACGACAGTTTAAAAATTTTCCATGAACCGCAACCTAATCATATCTATGCAATTGCTGTAGATACAAGTAGGGGCGTAGGAAACGACTACAGTGCATTTGTAGTTGTAGATGTAACAGAAGTGCCTTATAAGGTAGTAGCTACATTTAGAAACAATACAATAGCACCAGTATTATATCCAAAAGCAATTTACAATGCGGGCAGAGCATATAACAATGCATCTGTTCTAGTTGAAATTAATGATATTGGACAGCAAGTTGCTGATATACTACATCATGATTTAGAATACGAAGGTCTTATAAAGGCAGTCTGGAAGGGTAGAGCTGGACAGATTTGTGGTGGAGGCTTTGGCGGTGGAGATAGCCAACTAGGGGTTAGAACAACATCATCTTTAAAAAGAATAGGTTGTTCTATGTTAAAAACAATTATTGAAAACGATAGATTAGTTATAAATGATTTTGATATATTATCTGAACTGACCTCATTTGTATCAAACAAACGAGGAACAAACTATGAAGCTGAAGAAGGAATGACGGATGACCTTGCAATGTGCTTGGTATTATTTTCATGGTTAACAGGACAAGATTACTTCAAAGAACTAACCGACATTGATATTAGAAAAAATTTATATGAACTCAACCAACAAGCATTAGAGGATGAACTTGTGCCTTTTGGTTTTATAGATAGTGGTACAGATGATAGTTGGGATGAAGACGATGAGTTTAGAGGCGGAGAGTTAGTTAAGTCTTGGGATTATGATTATGACAGAGATCAAACTTTCTAAGAGTCAGATTTAATAAATATATCGAGAGCTTTATACACTATTTTAAATAAAGGAGAATTGAGATGCCATTTCAGGTCAGTCCAGGCGTAAATGTATCAGAAATAGATCTGAGTACTGTTGTACCAGCTGTTTCGACTACAGAAGGCGCAATTGCAGGGGTGTTCAAATGGGGACCAGTAGATACTCGTGTTCTAGTCGACAGTGAAGAAACGCTGGTAGCTAGGTTCGGGGATCCGAAACCATTTGCGAACGGAGATCTGCTAAATTCAGAGACATTTTTTACCGCAGCTAATTTCTTAGCATACGGTAATAAATTGTATGTAACACGTGTTGTAGACTCTGGTGCACTAAATGCTGCAACAGATGCAAATACAGCATTAATCAAAAATGATGATTTAATTGACAGCGTAACCGTACCAGCTGGGGGACACTTCATAGCAAGATACCCTGGTTCTTTAGGTAACAGCTTAAAAGTATCAGTGTGTGATTCTGGTAATGCATATAGCATTGCTTTAGGCACAGGTATTACTATTAGTTCTGGGTCTAATACTGCAACTGTAGTTGAGGACGTAAGTTCTAAAATCCAAGTCGGAGATAGATTAAGATTTGGTAATACAAAAATTGGTACATTTGATTTAGAGCTATCTGCTATTTCAGTAGACGGTCAAACATTATCTTTCAAAAACAAATACACAGGGTCTGATGATCTTTCATCTTTTACAGGTGCAACAAGATATTGGAAACACTTTGACTTAGTCAGAGCAGCTCCTGGAACATCAGCTTTTGCAACAGCTAAAGGTGGTGTGGGTGATGAAATTCACGTAGTTGTTGAAGACGAAGATGGTGATATCACAGGTGTCAAAGGAACAGTTTTAGAAGTATACGAAGGCGTATCAAGAGCAACAGATGCTAAAACAGAAGTTGGCGAATCTAATTATTGGATCGATGTAATCGAAAGATCCTCTGGTTGGATTTATGCAAAGAATGCTGCATCGTTAGCTGCTGACACAACAGCTGCAACAGCAACTGCATTAAGCTCTAGCTTAGCAACATACCAATCAATGAGCGGTGGTGTTGACTCATCTAACGAATCTTCTATCGCATTAGGCGAAGTAGTAGCAGGGTATGACTTATACAAATCTGCAGAAGACGTAGATATCAGCTTAGTACTTCAAGGTAAGGCAATAGGTGGAACACACAAAGTAGGCCTTGCTAACTATATTAGAGACAATATTTGCGAATCAAGAAGAGATTGCGTAGGGTTTATCTCTCCAGACAAAGATGACGTAGTCAACAATGCTGGTGATGAACACACAGACGTAGTAGAATTCAGAAATCAAATTGCTGGTTCTTCTTACATCTTCATGGATAGCGGATACAAATATCAATACGACAAGTATTCCGATAAGTACAGATGGATCCCTCTTAACGGTGACATTGCAGGTTTAGCTGTAAGAACAGATGAACTAAGAGACGCATGGTTCTCTCCTGCTGGTTACAACAGAGGCCAAATCAAGAACATCGTAAAACTTGCATTTAATCCTAAGAAGGGTCAAAGAGACGTCATGTATCAAGCAGATGTTAACCCAGTAGTAACATTCCCTGGACAAGGCACAGTCTTGTTTGGTGATAAAACATTACTAGGTAAGCCTTCTGCATTCGATAGACTAAACGTAAGAAGATTGTTCATCGTACTTGAGAAAGCAATCAGCACTGCATCTAAGTTTACATTGTTCGAATTCAACGATCAGTTTACCAGAGCGCAGTTTAGAAATCTGGTAGAACCGTTCTTAAGAGATGTACAAGGTAGAAGAGGAATTACAGACTTCAGAGTTGTATGTGACGACACAAATAACACAGGAGAAGTAATTGATAGAAACGAGTTTGTTGGAGACATTTACATCAAGCCTGCTAGATCAATCAACTTCATTCAGTTAAACTTCGTTGCAGTAAGAACTGGAGTAGAATTCTCAGAGATTGTTGGTCAATTTTAATAAATAGGAATAGGAGACAAAAATGGCTTTTAACATTAACGAAATTAGGTCACAGCTAACACTTGGTGGTGCTAGACCTACCCTGTTCCAAGTAAACATCTCTAACCCAGCAAACAGTGCTG